CCTGTTGATGTGTGTTGTGGAATATTAAATGTTATTTGTGTTCCATCAAAAGTAGGAATATTACTTATTCCACCAGGTGGTAAAGTATTTACTCCTATGTGTGGAACTCTATATGTTCCATAAACATAATTTCTGTAAATTGAACCTCTTGGTATTATTGGAACTAAACTTCCATAATAAGAAAGACCACCACCAACAACTCCAGCTAAATCTTGATCACCAACATGAACTGAACCATCAACACCAAATTCGATTGAATCATAATTTTCATATGCCTTTCTTAGTTTATCCCTTGTTTGTGTATGGTCAAAAACTCCAGCAAGACTATCAAATGCCCCTATACCATAATCTGACAATGAATGGTTCATAATATCACCTTGCCAACCAATATAAAATCTCTTATTTCCAGTAACCGTATATCCACGAACATCAAACGTTTGTGGATTATCACTTGGTGCTACACCAAAACCTACACCATCATCATGTATAGAATGGTCATCTGGATGTGGTGGTTGTGCTGGAGTTGGTCCTTCAGTTCCACCATGTCTACCACTTATTACATCTGAAACAGTATACCCACGAACTGTAAATGATTGTGGGTGTCCAACATCACTAAGACCATCATCATATAATGAATGTGCTTCGTCATGTGGTGCAACTCCACCCTTATGTAATCCCCAACCCCCTACAGGGTTATTAGGATTGTACCCCTCAGGAAAGGGAATATAACCCCTTCCTTTAACACCAGCATATTGTGGATGTCCTGTTCTACCTACCCCATCATCAAATTTAGTATGTGTCTCTGGATGTTTTGCGTCCAAATGACTTTCACCTGGTTTAACTCCACTATGTCGGCCTCCTATTTGACTATTATTAGCACCAACATTTTCATAATTCGTATATTTGAATTTTGATAAATCTGTTAATAGTTCTTTAAGTGCCATTTTATTTCTCTATACTATCTGATCTGAAATTGATTTGGTATTTGATTTTACTCCACCAACTCCAATAGCTATTGGTCCCGATTGACCTAATAAATCTATTACTTGGTCTAATTTACCCTCTACTCTTGTCATATCAAATGTTCCTACGGATTCCCCTTTATGAACTTCAGCAACTCCTGTTTGTGTTACGTTATGTCCAGGACCACCTGCCTTAGTTTCAAGTGATGGAACAGGAGGAAGATTAAATCCAAATTGTTTTCCACCTATAAGTGGCACCCAATCTGGTACTGTAATACTAAGTGCATTCAATCCATTAATCATTGCATTTACACCAGCAATAATAAAATTAAAGGGTGCTTTAACAACATTCATTAACAACCCAAAGGCTGCCTTTATTCCTTCCCATAATAATTGAAATGGAAATACTAACACTTTCATTATTGCTCCACCAATAGTAATAATTAAATCTAACATCCATCCTAAGAGTTTTATAATTGGATTTAATATTGCAAATGCCACTTTTAATGGTGCCCAAGCCACTTTTAAAGCTATACCGATTGCCTTGAGTAACACACCTAAAGTAGGCCCTAACGCTATCATTAATTGTTTTAATGGCTCCATTGCCTGTTTAAATAAATCCCCTAACATACTACCCATAGACTTCATCCCTTCATTCGTCTTTTCATCTGCCCTTTGCATTCTCTCTTTTTCTGCTCTTTCCTCAGCTGTCATTGCATTTAAATTTGCTTGGTTTGCTAACATTGATGCCAAATCTTCTGTTGATTTACCAGTTGCTTTAGCTAAAGCATCTCTCTGTACAACATTCATGGCCTCAAATTCTGCCTGTGTACCGATTTGTTTTAATATTTCTCTCTCTTGACCTGCTATATCACCTTTTAATGCCAATTCTCTGGCCTTGTCCATATTAATCATTCTACCCGTCAACATACTTGCTTCCATCTGGTCATTAATATTTGACTCAAAATCTAATAAAGCATCAGATGTTGCTGCCATACTCTCCAACGAAGTACCAAGTTTTCGTGCCATTATTGAGGCTTCTGCTAAATTCTTACCACCTTCTTTACCAAACCTTGAAAATGTTCCCATATTTGCTGTAATATCTTCAAATACTTTTGCTGGTGCAACTCCTTCCATCTGTGCCATATGACCTATTTGTGCTAATTGAGCTGATGCTGCTGCGTTTGACTCTGCTCCGAGTGCTTTCATTGCGGTCATTGCTGGTGCTATAGAATCGGCTGACATTCCATATAATCCTTGTAACTCTGCCATTGTTGATAAATTTTCTTGTGTTATATTACTAACACCACCCATACTATCAGCTATTCCTTGTGCCATAGTTCCAACATCTTCAGCACTTACTCCTAACATCTTAAAATTCATTGCTGTTGCATCAACAGCTGTTTGTATCCCAAAGGCCTCTCCACGAGTAACACCAAATTCTTGTCTCATTGCCTCTGCATAATTCATTGCTTTATAGAGTAAAACACCAATAAGTGCTATGGCCGCGGCTGCGGCTACATATGGATTTGCCAAAGCGGCTTTTACAAATTGCCAAGCTTGCATTGTAACCGCTTTAAGTCCTTTTAACATTCCCCCGAAATTCACACCGTCTTTTAGTGCCGTGAAACCTTCTTGAAGTTTATTGGCATAATCTTGTGCTCCCCCCAATATGTTATCTAAAGTAGACTCCATATCATTCAAAGTTAATACAGAATCATCATCTGCAGAAACTAACTGACCAGTTGATAAATCTCTATACCTTTCAGCAATTTTACCAGTTTTTGTAGTGTATTCTTCGAGTGCTACAGTTGGTTCTGAAAACATGCCGACCATATTCTTTTGAACCGTATCACCAAATGTTGAACCCAGTCCTTCCAAATCAAGAAAAGATGATATCATACCTCCAAATGGAAGTGATTCCATTATCGACTTTAACTTTTCATGTGGTGCAAGAATATATTTCATTGAAGCACCTATCTGATTGTTCATTTGTCTCATTCTATCAGAATTTGCAAGATTCTGTTTACCCGTCTTAACAAGAGTATCTGCCTGGTTATTCATCTCTACCATATCATCTTCCATTTGCTGAATAGAAGTAACCATTGAATCATATAATGCATCTGCAGGATTCATAGTTGCAAGTTCCGCTTTCAGATTTTTTAGTTTTATTTTACCTGATTTTATTTCTCGTTGAGTAAGTATGTTTTGTTTTATAGCCAAATCATATAATTCTTGTGCTTTATCTACTGAAACAGTATATCCATCAGTACCTAATTTACCATATTGCATGGCCAAATCATTTGTTATACCAAGATTTTGCGATTGTAAATCATTTATATCAGTTAATCCCTCTCCAATTTGTGTTATTGCGGAATCAAAAATACCTGACATTTTTATCATTTTTGGTAACATTTCTTGACCTCGGGCCATGGACTCTTTCGAGAAGGCCTGTCCACCCTCATTCTGACCAGATGCCCATTCCTCATACATGCCAACATGAGATTTTAATACGGATGTAGTAGCTGCCATTTCCTTACTACCACCCCCTAAATAATTTTCTGCTAATTCTGAAGATTGTGATATATCATCCATTAATAATGCTATACTCGAAAAGGTGTCTGTCATTGCATTTCCACCCCTAATCATGGGTTGCATATTTGATGCAGCTAATTTAAATGATGTAGCAAATTTGAAAACTGATTTGGTTCCTGTTTTTGTCCAAACTTGTTGTTTTTTTCCAATCTCATCTTGTAGTGCCGAAACTTTACTTGCTATTCCAAGAAATTTAAATTCACTCTTTTCCCTATCTGCGGCTGCCTTTGATTCTATTTTGGCAATTCGTTTTTTTCTATCCTCTAAGGCCTTTAATTTGGCTAATCCTTGATCATCTAATTTAACGCCTTCTGCCTTTAGGGCCTTAATTTCCCCTTCAATTTTGCGTTTTTCTCGTAATAGTTTTATTTCTTCTTTGAGGGCCACAATTTATCCTTAATACATTTCTCTATCTTTTCGTTTTTCACGGTGTTTTTTTTGTTTAAGAAGTGCATCACCAAGTTCTTTACTTGCCTTTTCATATTTTTTATTTGCTCGTGCGAGGGCAGGACTCTCTTTAGATAATAGGTCAAGAGCCTTCTTTGTCCGTCTATTAAAAATATTCTTCATCAACTTAGCAATTATACTTTCTTTAAGTTGTTCTTCTGTTAATTTATGTTTAGATGAAGCCATTTTCTTCTCCCTTATTTTAATGATTATATCTTGATTTCTGTTATAAAACAGGATGTTATAACTCAATAATAAATATCATATATAGGAAAAATTGTTAGCCTCGGGGGATACCTGGTCGTGAAATACCAGATTTTTTCTTAGATGATTTTTTATATTCTTTTTGTTCTTCTTCGTAAAATTTCGAAGCAGATTGTATATAAAATCGGCGCAAATATGTTGGCATATTATATACTTCCGTGAATGAGAATCCTCCTTTACCATGAAAGCAAAGGGAAAAGATTTGCTCGTGTATCGCGGGCTTATCTTCGGCCCGCAGGCCAAAAAAACTCAACATCTAATGGGATGTCCATAGTCGTATCTTCACCAGTAGCTTCACTGATAAAGGTAAACGACATATCCACATCAGGTGTTATTTCTTGAAGTTGTTCTCTAAACGCAAAAGAATCACGGGATAACAATTCATTATCTACGAATTCATTTATACGTTTAATAGAAGTATCTCCACCAACAGACAAGATTGCCTTTTTCAACCTTGTTGTGATCTCTGAAGAAATTCCACTTTCTTTTGTAAATTTCCTTAATGCCTTTAATTCAACATCAATTTCTTTTTCTTCTTTGTGTGTTAATAGACGAAATAGAATTTTAATTTTGGATGATGGTAATTCAAATTCAAATTCATTTTTACCGTCCTTAAATAGTTTCCTATCAATCTTCCTATCACTTATTTGAGTTAAATCAAAAGTTTCCTCTTGTTTATCTCCAGTAGATGGGTCTGTAAGTTTAACGGTATAATCTTTACCATATCCAAGTACTCTTGTTGCAATCATCACTGCATTTTTATCACCAAGTAAAAGATCATCAAGTGATACTTTTTCGTCTACGATAACAGATTCCAACAGTTTATCTAAAACAATTCCTTTTTGAATTAGATTCCGAGAAGTTAAAATATCTTCTTCTTTAGCGGTCATATACTTTAATTCGATAGTTCCACTTGCAAGTGGTGAATCTTTCGGATAAAGTAATCCCTTAGAAGGCAAATCAACTACCTCTGTTGGAAACTGGCGTTTATCTTCTGCCATGTTTATCTCCTTTAATGTAAAATATTATTGAATAGTAACCTATACAATATAACCAATTATTATAAAACTAACTGGGGATATTGAAATCCCCAGTTTAAAATATTACTTACTGCTGAATTATGCTTTTCCAACAGCGTCACGAACTCCATACAAACCAAATGCTGCGAGTAATTGCCAAACTACATCAGGTACTGCTTCTACAACACCTGCTGCCTGTAATACTCCAACAACTCCAGCAACTACTGAAGTCCATATTGTCTTTGATTTCCACCAAGCTTTATCTGCTATGACTGCCATAATTAACTCCTTTTTTTGTTAAAATTTTATTAGAACTGTAGTATTGCGTAATCGTATCTAAGTGTCAAGGTTACATCAACTGGGTCTGTAGTATTTGCCCAATCTAAATCACCAAATGTTGCGTTGGTAATCCATGTACCTTTAAGTGTCCACTCTTCAACCTTATCACCCACAGGTCCTAATACATTAATTGTTACATCTTTTTTATAAAAATCTGAGTATCCATCTCTACCTGTTACGGATTCATGCGATAACCGAACCCATTCCATACATGCTTGTGCGGCAGATGGAACAACAGGATCATAAAGTGTAATTTCTAATTCTTCCCATGCTCCCTTACCTTTAACATATCGTTTAACATTGATGTGGTCGAGTTCAATCGTTTCGAAAGCGATTGTAGGTCTGTTAGCTGTCTTAACAAGATAAGCTGGTATTCCCTCAATGTACATGATGTACCGATTTTTAGTTTTCGGTTCAAACGGTGTGAACATTATTTCAGAAGGATCTAATAAGTCTGGCATCTTTAATCTCCAATAAGTTTAATTCTTCAACTATAAATATCAATTTTA